TGCTGCAGCTGGCAGAAGACCGCCGCCGCCTTAAGGGTATCCAGTCCACCGTGAAAAAGGCGGCAATCAAGGTCGAACTTTTGCCGAAATATGCCGCCTGGGCGGAGGGCGTGCTGGCTGTCGGAGGTGCGCAGCAGGATGACGTGCTGATGTACGTGATGCTGTGGCGTATCGACGCCGGTGATTATGCCGGTGCGCTGGAAATCGGGCGTCATGCGCTGCGCCATGGCTGGGTGATGCCGCTGGGCAACCGCAACGTGCAGACCGTTCTGGCGGAAGAAATGGCGGACGCCGCACAAAGCGCCCTGCTGGCCGCCACCGGTTTTGATGCCGATCTGCTCCTGCAGACGCTGGACCTGACAACCGATCAGGATATGCCGGACCAGTCCCGGGCGCGTCTGCACAAAGCCATCGGCGCTGTACTGACCGAAAGCAACCCGGCTTCTGCCCTGAATCACCTTACCCATGCGCTGCAGCTCGATCCCCGCTGCGGAGTGAAAAAAGAAAAGCAGCAGCTGGAGCGCAGATTGCGCAGTGACAGCCGCTAACGAACGTGCCCCGCGCACGGGCGGCACGGGGTGGCGAAAGGCATTGCCACATCAAAACCCCGTCCACCGCCCACTATTTCAGGAGAAAGCCGCATGGAGATATATTAACGTTTATTGCGCCAGAACAGGCACCAGAACAGGCGGACGTTATCAAAAATACGCCGTTCTGGCCTGATGTGGATCTGTCGGAGTTTCGCAGCGTGATGCGCACTGACGGCACAGTGACACAGCCGCGTTTAAAGCAGGTCGCACTCACAGCTATTTCAGAGGTAAATGCTGAGCTTTTCGATTTCCGGGAGCGCCAGCAGGCGCTGGGTTATCGGACGCTTTCGAGCGTGCCGGCGGAAGAACTGGACGGCAAAAGTGAGCGTGTTCAGCACTATCTCAACGCCGTGTATTGCTGGGCGCGTGCAGTCCTCAATGAGCGTTACCAGGACTATGACGCTACGGCCGCCGGGGTGAAAAGGGGAGAAGAGCTGGCGGAGGCAACCGGGGAGCTCTGGCGTGATGCCCGCTGGGCGATCAGCCGGGTGAAGGATGCGCCCCACTGCACGGTGGAGCTTATCTGATGAAAGTGCGTGCGCATCAGAACGACACGGTAGACGCACTTTGCTGGCGTCACTACGGGCGCACGCAGGGTGTTACTGAGCAGGTTCTGAAAGCAAATCCGGGGCTGGCTGAACATGGCCCCATTTTACCGCACGGACTGCAGGTGGAGATGCCGGAAATTCCAGCATCAACCACCGTGCAGACCGTCCAGCTATGGGACTGAACTATGACGCTTGAACGAATCAGCGCCTTTATCACTTACTGCGTTGCCCTGCTTCTGGCATGGCTCGGCGATTTGTCTCTTAAAGATGTATCGACCATTACCGGTCTTGCGCTGGGGATTATTACTGCAGCGGTGACCTGTTATTTACGCTGGAAAGCCTACCAGTTGCTGCGGGACGGCAGAATATCCAGGGGGGAATATGAGTCCTTCAATCGTTAAGCGTTGCCTGGTCGGCGCGGTGCTGGCGATTGCCGCCACGCTGCCGGGCTTTCAGTCGCTTCATACCTCTGTTGAGGGGCTGAAACTGATTGCTGATTTCGAAGGGTGCCGCCTGCAGCCATACCAGTGTAGCGCCGGGGTCTGGACTGACGGGATCGGCAATACGTCCGGGGTAGTGCCGGGCAAAACCATAACGGAGCGACAGGCCGCGCAGGGGCTGATTAATAACGTATTACTGACGGAAAAAAGGATTGAAGCCTGTCTGCAGGTTAAGCCACCTCAGCATGTTTACGATGCCCTGATCAGTATCGGTTTTAATGTCGGAACGGGGGCAATCTGCCGTTCAACAATGGTTTCTTACATCAATCGCCAGCAATGGTGGCAGGCGTGCAACCAACTCCCCCGCTGGGTTTATGTAAATGGTCAACGGAATAAAGGGCTGGAAAACCGGCGCGCCCGTGAGCTTGCCTGGTGTCTTAAAGGGGCAGGGGCATGACGCGCGCGCTGGCGGTGATCCTGGTTCTGGTGCTGGCAGTGCTGGGCTGGCAGTCATGGCGGCTCAACAATGCCGGAAATACCATCGGGACGCAGGCTGAGGCGCTTAAAAATAACAAGCAGGAGCTGGCGAAGAAAAACAGCCAGCTCATCAGCCTGTCCATTCTTACCGAAACCAACAGTCGGGCGCAGATGCAACTTTATGCTGCAGCGGAGGAGACTTCCGCGCTGTTGCGGAGTCGCCAGCGTCGGATCGAGGAGCTAAAACGTGAAAACGAGGATTTACGCCGCTGGGCTGACACTCCTTTGCCTGCTGACATTATCCGGCTGCGGGACCGCCCGGCCCTCGCCGGAGGTGCAGCTTACCGTGAGTGGTTGTCCAAAAGTGACGCAGTGCCGCCTGGACAGGTCAGCGCCGCGCAGTAATGGGGATCTGAATCAGGTGCTGGATGAGACTGAGGCCGCCTGGGCGGCATGTGCCGACAAAGTGGACACGATCATTGCGTGTCAGGAGCGAGACAGTGAACAAGCCGCAGTCCTTACGCAACGCCCTGAATAAATCGGTGGCGTATGTCCGTGACAACCCGGACAAACTGCACCTTTTTGTTGATAACGGTTCGCTGGTTGCAACCGGCGCCCGTTCAATGTCATGGGAATATCGCTACACCCTGAACGTGGTGATTGAAGATTTTAGCGGCAACCAGAATTTAGTGATGGCGCCCGTGCTGCTCTGGTTAATGACCAATCAACCGGACGCCATAAACAACCCGGAGCTGCGCGAAAAACTTTTTACCTTTGACGTCGATATTCTGAGCAACGATCTGTGTGATCTCAGCCTCAATCTGCAGCTCACGGAGCGCGTGATTGTCAGCACAAATGGAAGCGTATCGAGCGTTGAAGCGGTGCCGGAACCCGACGTACCCGAAGAAATGTGGACGGTGAAACGTGGATGACCTGCAGAGGGTGGATGACTGGCTGGCGGCTCTGCTGGCGAATCTGGAACCGGCAGCCCGCAACCGTATGATGCGACAACTGGCGCAGGAGTTGCGCCGGTCGCAACAGCAAAACATCAGGCTGCAACGCAATCCAGACGGCACTGCCTTTGAGCCGCGCCGAGTGACGGCCAGAAGTAAAAAGGGGCGCATCAAGCGCCAGATGTTCGCAAAATTGCGCACCACTAAATACCTGAAAACCGCAGCCACTGCGGACTCTGCAAGTGTGCAGTTTGATAGGAACGTCCAGCGCATCGCCCGTGTTCACCATTATGGCCTACGTGATCGTGTGAGCCGAAGAGGCAAAACAGCCCTGTATCCTGCGAGAAAGCTTTTAGGATTTACGGACAATACTAGGTACTTAATTTTGGAAATTTTACTTAAATCCCTTGATAAATAGATGGTTAGGGATGGTGATAAGTGTTCTAATTCGTGCGAAATTCCAAATTATAGCTTGAATTTACTACAAGTCCCTTTTTTTAAGATTAATCTTGTTGTACTTTAATTGTGCATCTCATCAATGGAGCTAATCTCATGATAGTAGGGATTTTTTTAAGATATTTTAAAACATATAGTGGAAATCATTACATACCATTATCTTCTGGAAGCCAGTTTTGTGGGATTGTTGGTAATAATGGAATTGGCAAAAGTTCCGTTCTCGAAGCTTTAGATTCGTTTATTAATAGCAAACCATGGAATATTAACTCTTCATTTAAAAGAACTTCTAGTGATAGGCCATCTCCGCATATTGTTCCTTTATATCTTATAAGACGAGATAAGTTGCATGAAGATCATCATGCTAAGGCTGGGCTTCTAACACAATTAGTTTTAGAATACAGTAATAGCAATGCTGATGTAACACTAACGCCTACCACACGCATAATATTTAATACATTCTCCGATCATATTGCTAAATTAAAAAGAAATCTAAATATAGAAGATTATTTTTTAATTCCCTTAGGTATTGAAAAGGATGGTGATGTAAGTGTTTCGATTCTAAATGGTAAAGTGCTTTGTCGACTTTTGGAAATAGAAAATACTGATAATAAAGTTTCTGGTGAATCGCTATCCGAGCACTTCGGGTATTTGTTGCATCATGTTCGACATAAGTATGAATATATATATATCCCTAAGGATATAGACTCAGAATCCTTTACGAAGCTAGAAACCAGTGAAGTACAGAAACTAATGGGGGAATCTTTAGAAACGATAATAAAGGAACGAATTTCTGATAGAACTATTAGTCAAATTAATACAGGTCTAACCAGGTTTCTCGACGGTGTTGAGGTCGAACTTGAGGAGTATGGTTATAGAACATCTGGCGAGAGACAGTCTCGATTAAAAAAGAAAGATGTTTACAATTTGATAATTGAAGCATTCTTTAGAGTCAGGAAATTAAATAAAAAGCAAGGATCGGACTGGATTGAAATTAGTTCTCTAAGTTCAGGTGAAAAGCAGCGTGCAATTATGGATATTGCGTATGGTTTTCTCACCAATCATCGAGAAAATGGCGATAATTTAATTATTGGAATCGATGAGCCAGAATGTTCTCTTCATATGTCTGCATGCTTTGAGCAGTTTGAAAAACTATATTCAATAAGTGGTATATGTGAACAGTTAATCTTTACTTCACATTGGTATGGTTATCTTCCAACTGTCGAAAATGGATGCACTACAGCTATCCTAAAAACAGATGCAACGCATCATTTTGAATTGTATGATCTTGCTAGTTATAGAGAAGAGGTTAGGAGAAAAGTGAAAACTTCATCTCCGGGTATGCCATTTGATATAAAAATAAAAAGCGTCAATGATCTTATTCAGTCTATAATATCTAGCTGTCTTGCTGAAAAACCTTATAATTGGTTGATATGTGAGGGGACTACCGAGAAAATATATCTCTCGCATTATCTCCATGAGTTAGTAGAAAATAAAAGGCTGCGGATTGTTCCGGTAGGCGGGGCAAGTGAAGTTAAAAAAATATTTAAGCATTTAGAGGCCTCCTATGAGGAGTTCAAAAAAGATCTCAAAGGCAAAGTGTTTTTGTTAACTGATACAGATTCTGAGTTGGTGTCATATGATACCCCAACTATGCAGCATGTTGTTTGTAAAAGAATTGTTAGTGTAAACGATTTGGTAAAATTAGTTGATATATCTTCCAATCCCGTATCCCCAGCAACCGAAATAGAAGATTGTCTTAATCCTGTGTCATTTATAGAAACTATAACAAAATTTTCTTCGCGTTTTCCTGAGCTTCAGGCATTGATTCCTGGTAGTAATGTTCAAATTGATGAAAATCACTCATCTTTTGCTGCTATGGATTTGTCACCTAGAAATAAAAAAACGCTAGATGCTTTTTTTGATAAAGAAGGGATTAAGTTTGAATTCTCGAAGGAATATGTTTCTATTTGTAAGGGTAATGTTCGAAAAAGACCAGGGTGGATTGCCCAAATTGAAAGTTTTTTTATAAGTGATAAACCTGTGAAGTTCAGTTAATAAATATTCGCAGGGGTGACCCTGCGATATTTTAATAACCTCTGCCTCTGCCTCTGCCTCTGCCTCTGCCTCTGCCTCTGCCTCTGCATATGCCTCTGATAGCTAATCAGTGGTCGTATTTCATTTCAAAGCAATTGTATCCTCTTTTACACAACATGGGCTGATCGAAGAGTTTGTGTAAACCATGGGAAAATAAACTCATGAATACTCAACTAACCGAAGTAATGCGCCTTATCACCAACCTGATCCGCACCGGTACCGTAACCGAAGTGGACCGGGAAAACTGGCTATGCCGGGTGAAAGTGGGCGAGCTTGAAACCAACTGGATAAACTGGCTAACACTGCGCGCAGGCGGTGCCCGTACATGGTGGTGCCCATCGCCGGATGAGCAGGTGGTGGTGCTGAGTATGGGCGGCAATCTGGAAACCGCTTTTGCCTTACCTGCGATCTATTCCAACCAGTTCGCGCCGCCGTCGGACTCAGTGGACGGCTGCGTAACGGAATACCCGGACGGTGGCTGGTTTGAATATGAACCCGTGACCGGCCGCTGGCATGTGCGGGGTATCAAATCCATGGTGATCGAGGCTGCAGATAACATAACCCTGAAAACGGGGGAGTTTGTGGTGGAAGCAAGTAACACGCGCATTAACAGCGAGGTGGTGATCAAGGGTGGCGTCACCCAGGGCGGCGGCGCCATGAGTTCCAACGGGATCGTAGTCGATAAACACGGTCATACCGGCGTTAAGTCCGGCGGTGATACATCAGGAGGCCCGGTATGACGCTGTATATCGGCATGAGTCAGGACAACGGCAGGGC